GGTACTGTAACTTCAGTAGCTGCTTTAACTTTAACAACTACAGGAACTGATGTTAGTTCTAGTGTGGCTACTGAAACAGCTACTCCAGTTATTACTTTAAATCTTCCTAGTGCAAGTGCAACTAATAGAGGTGTTTTAACTTCTACTGATTGGAGTACATTTAATTCTAAACAAGCTGCTCTAGTTAGCGGTACTAATATTAAAACAGTAAATGGCACATCTTTGCTAGGCACTGGTGATATTACAATAACTGGTGGCGGTGGCGGTGTAACTTCTGTTGGATTGTCAGTACCTAGCTTTTTATCTGTAACAGGTTCTCCTGTAACCAGTACAGGTACATTAGCTATAACTTTGTCTGGGACAGCTTTACCTGTTGCTAATGGAGGTACAGGTATTACTTCTTTTGGTGCAAATATTGGTAATTTCTTAGGGAATCCTACTAGTCAAAATTTAGCTAGTGCTATAACTGATGATACAGGCAATTATGGTAATCAGGGTTTAGCAGTTTTTAATTACAACCCTATTTTAAAGGGTACTAAAGAAACTGCTATTGGTGTAACAGGAGTGTCTAATGTCTTTACTATCTATTGTACTGAAGCTAATTATTTTAGTATAATACCAACCGCAGCATCTACTATTGCTGTCACTAATTTAGGAACTGGCGTACAAGAAGTTAATTCATTTGTACTAGATTTAACTAATGGCGGTGCTTTTGCAATTACATGGTGGGGTGTTAAATGGGTAGGCGGTGCAGCTCCTACATTAACTGCTGCAGGTAGAGATACACTAGTATTCTTTAGAGCAGGTAGTGCCGGTGTCTGGAACGGTTTTGTAGCTGGAAAGGATATGAAATGAGTACTATACCTATTTTTATGGCACCTCCTAAGGGAATAGTTTTAACACCTAACGGAGGGGACCCATATTTTGAACAAGTGTCTCTATTATACTCTCCTGAGGTAATTGCTAATACACCTTATGTAGCTCCGAATTGGGGGTATGCTACCTTAAATCAACCATATTTTTATGGCGGTAATCAAAGCTCTACTATAGCTACACCTACAACTGGAATGGCTTGGATGCCTGCAGTGCTTAGCTCGACTGGTGGATCAACTTTTACTAATATGTATACCGCCTCTCACGCAGGCTATAATCTTGGCGGAGTGGATTTTACAATAGAAGGTTGGTTTCGTTATACAACAGCTATGCCTAGCAATACTCAGATTATTTTTAGCATTAAGGACTCTGCTACAGGTTCATCAATAAGTCTTCGTAGAAAATTAAATGCAAACAATACACTCCAATGGAGCACACCTGATGGCACCAGTGCAGACATGGTAGCTGGCGCTGTTAATATATGGAATTATTTTGCAATAACTAGGAGTGGCAGCACTACGAAAATTTGGATTAATGGTGTTTTAAGAAATACTGCTACAGGAACGACTTGGGCAACTAGCTTTACAAACGCTGGTTCTCATTTTATATTTGGGAGTTATGCAACAGGTGCAAACCCAGATACGTTTGCAGGGCAAATAGGTGAAATACGAATAACAAAAGGAACTGCTAGATATACAGCCAGCGGAGACATAACACTACCTACTGAGGCATTTCCTAAGTGGAAAGATGGCTACCCTAAGCCAACTAATAGACCAGTTGGTAGTCCTAATTCGATTGGCAGCTCTACAGGTACAACTACAATAACACCTTCAACTTGGATCGGAACGCCAACAATTACTGCAAAATGGCAAAAAACTTCTACTCTTTATGCTTCTTTTCTTTGGGCAGATTTGGCGCACACTGGGCTGACATCACCCTTGCCTGCCGAGAGAAACACAATGGTTAGATATATAGAAACTGCAACAATAGGCACACTCACCACAATCAATTATTCAAATCACGTAACAGCAGGATGGTCAGTAGGATGATAATAGCAATCGTAAAGAATAATATACTTGTAAAAGCAGGCGAGCATACTGAGCTATTCCCAGACGTGTCTTTTCCTGTAACAGGCATACCAGAAGATTTCATGCTAAAAAATTCAGTTAGAATGGTTAATGAATGGATACCTTTTGACGCTAATACTCAAAAGTTAATTCAATCTGACCCCTATCTAAAAGATAATAAAGTTTATAGTGTATCTATTATAAATAAAACTCCAGAAGAATTGGCGCAAGAGTTTCAGAAAATGGAACTTGATGTGCGTAATGAAAGAGATTATTTATTACAAAAGTCAGACTGGACTCAAGTAGCTGATGCACCTGTAGATAAGGTTGCATGGGCAACTTATAGACAAGCTCTGCGAGATATTACAACTCAAACTGGATTTCCTAGCGATGTAGTTTTCCCTAACCCTCCTTTATAGGATTTATTTATGTCTATCTTTGACCAAATTGTAGAAGCTGTAGAAGAAGTTGCTGAAGCAGTTGTAGAAGCCGCAGTTCCTGTAATTCCCGATGCAATCGTGGAATCAGTTGTAGAAACTGTAGTTGAAACAGTAGCTGATGTAGTTGAAGAAGTAGTTTCTTAGTTGGAGTACTATGGATTTTCTGAACTTTATAACTGAAGTAGGATTTCCGATAGCAGCTGCTTGCGTGGGGATGTATTTTGTCTTCCTCACGCAAAAGTTTATCCTAGATTCTGTACTTGAGAAGGTTAAGAATCTCATATCTATTATTCAGCAATTAGACAAGCGTGTGACATCAATGTCTAATGATATCGTGCATATTGATAATCTTATGTGCAAAGCATTAAACATCCCTCCCGATGACATAAAACAAGGAAAGTGATATGGAACTCAAAGATATTGCAGATTATATAAATGCTTACGGCTTTCCTATTATTGCATCAATAGGAATGGGATACATTGTTTATTATGTATGGACTTGGACAACCACGGTTATAAAACCAATACTCGATGAAGCCTATGTGGTACTTGTGACACTTATAGACCAAATACGCATATTGGATTCAGACATGATTAGATTAAAGCAGAAATTAAGCACTGTATTATTGCTAAAACCACCCCACGAATAACTTGACAAAAACACGAAAATCGTGTAATGTATCACAATCAAATCAAGGAGTTATTTAATGTTTATTGTAGAAGATGGTACTGGAAAAGTAGATGCTAATTCGTATTGTAGCGTTGCGTTTGCAAATACTTACTTCACAGAAAGAGCAAACGAAACTTGGGTTGATACCGACACAGATAAAAAACAAGCGGCATTGATTAAAGCAACGGATTATATTGAGTTAAGATACTCAACTTTATTTGCGGGTACAAGAATGTATCCAGATAATCCACAAGCATTATCATTCCCAAGATATGATGCATCAAGCACACCACTTGGTGTGCCAGTCGCAATTAAAAAAGCCACCTGTGAATATGCAATCCGTGCATTAACGGCTGAATTAACAAGTGACTATTCAAATGAAGTTGGTGTAAATAGTCGAATTAAAGTAGGCTCAATAGAAAAAGAAATATCATACCCTACTAAAGTCATCTCACAGAAAACATATAAAAGTTATCCAGCAGCCGATAAATTGGTTGCACTATATTTAAAATCAAATTCAACACAGGTGATTCGATGAACTGGGGCGAACTAGTTCTTCAAGTTGATGACGTAATTACTGAAATGGGACAACCCATTACAATTACTTCCGTGACACAAGGAACGTATGACCCAGCTTTAGGTAAATCAACTGACACTGTGACAAATATCACCTCAATGGGTGTATTATTTGACTATGGTGACCAAGATATTAATGGCACAACCATTATGCGTGGTGATAAGAAATTACTCGTTAAGCCTTCTGGTTTAACTTCTGTGACCACTAACGATACTGTGTTAATTGGCACAACGAGATATCACATCGTCTCTGTGACACAAACAAATCCTGCTGGTACTAATTTATTATATGAATTAGGGATTAGAGGGACAGCCTAATGGCTGATTACAGTGAGTCCATATTAATTAGTAACCTTACAAAACAAGTAGAAGCAAAAGCTAAAAAGGTTATTGATAGAACATTAGAAAAAGTAGTCAATGAGTTAATGGAAACGTCACCTGTTGGCGAACCAGATTTGTGGAAATGGAAACCAAAACCTGATTATGAAGCAGGTCACTACAAAGCAAATTGGCAACATACAATTAATGCACCTGCTACAGAAGAAATAGATGGTGTGGATATTGAAGGTACAGTAACTCGTGCTAGAATGTTAAACAGTATCAAGGATAATAATAAAGTTATTACAACACACTACTTCACTAATAACTCAAAGTACGCAAGCACAATAGAATATCAAAACTGGGCGATTCATAATGAAACCCCAAGACTACAAGGACTGGTCGCATCAAATGCAGTTAGAAAAGTCCCCACATTTTTAGCAGAGTCAGTAAGGGAGGTAGGATGAGCCAGATTAAGATTAGAGCCGCATTAGAGACCGCCCTAGCCACGATTACACCGATAGTTGATACTCAGTATGAGAATATTGCTTACACGCCTAAAACAGGTGTTCCTTATCAATCTGTGTCACTAAGTATCAATTCAACCAACCCCACACTGGGTGATGCTTTCTATCGTGAGATTGGAATAATGCTCGTCACACTTCATTATCCTTTACTTGGTGGTACATTTGATATAATGACCCAAGCAGAAAAGATAAGAACTAAGTTTAGACGTGGTCAATCATTTACAAAAGACAATATCTCAGTTCTCTGTGATAAAACACCAGATATTCGGTCACTCCCTAATGAGCCAGACCGTTTTGTTGTAGCAGTAAAAATATATTTTTATAGTAATATTATTTCTTAAGAAAGGAGTTTCACAATGGCAGTTTCTATTGCATCGGGTATTTTTAAGACCCTAAGCTATGCTAAAGAATTCGAGCTTGGTAAAGTCCAAGATACAGCGGGTGAAGGTTTAACTTCTCCAGCATCCATTGCAGTATCAACTGGTATTGCACAAGGTGATAATTTAGCATTAGGCACAAACTTAACTGTAACTGGTTTATTGGCAATTGGTCAATTATTCCAAATTGGTTCTGATAAATATAAAGTTTCAGCAGTAACCACTAACGCTTCAGGTAACACTACAGCAGCGACAATCGTCAGTTTAATTGCTGGTGATGCTAAAGCATTAAATAACTATTCTGCTGGTGTTAAAGTTACTTTATTGGCTTCAACTGAAGAGTTTCCAATCACCACTGCAAGCACACCTGCAATTGGTCAAGCTCCAACTGCTGCAACAGCAGGAGCAACTGGTACTGGTACTGCTGGTGGTTCAACTTTAACAATTGGTGGTTTTGCGGCAGGTATCATTCCTGTTGGTCAACGCTTGTCAATTGGTGGTAATGCGTATATCGTTACTGCATCTACTGCAAGTGGTGTTGTGACTTCATCTGTGACTGTATTCCCTGTATTGGTAACAAGTCCATCAACAGGTGCAATTACATTTGTGACTTCTATCACAGGTAAATATTTAAGACGTGTTAGTTCTAACATGAACTTAAAATTACAAACATTCAAATCAAACGAAATTCGTACTGATATGCAACGTGCTGACTTAGCGGTTGGTGGTCGTACAGTAGATGGTACAATTTCTGGTGAGTTGTCTAACAAAACTTACGCTGATTTCATTGGTTCTACATTGCGTAGAGACTTCACAACAGGTGCAACAGCATCTAGTGTTGCAATTACGGCTGCAAGCGCAACTAAAGACACTCCACGTTTAACATTGACCACAACAACAGATACAACTGCGACTATTAAAGTTGGTGACGTAGTTTATACTTCTGCTTGGGGTAACACAACATTAAACGCTTTCAATAACTATAACTTCATCGTTATTGAAAATACTGCAACTAAAATCGTATTAGACTTATTGAAAGATAACTTCTCTGCGAACATTGCATTAACTGGATTGGCTATTTCACCTAGCTTTGTTGTGAAAGGTAAAAAAACCTATATCCCTAAATCAAATCACACTAAAGATTCATATGCGATTGAGCATTGGTATTCTGATATTGGTGAATCACAATTGTTCTTGGGTTGCCGTCCAACTCAATTAGCAATTAAATTATCACCATCTGCGATGTCAACAATTGATATCACAGTAATGGGTACTGCATCTAAATCAGCTCAGATTCAACAATTGGCAAACCCAACTGCATCTGGAACTGATACAACAATTAGTGCGACTACTGGTGCGCTTTATATCAAAAACAAAAAAGGTACTTCTGCTGTACTTGAAAAAGTTGGCTTGTTGACCTCATTTGATATCACAATCAATGGTAATGGTTCTAATGCATCGGTTATTGGTTCAGACCAAACACCTGACATCTTCTTAGGTTCACTTGACGTAACTGGTAACAGTTCTATCTACTTCTTAGATGGTAAATACCGTGATGCGTTCTTAAATCAAGATGAAGTATCTATTATCGCTGTATTCCGTGCTGATGGTGATGCAAATGGTCAATTCATTTCATTAGTATTACCTAAAGTTAAATTCAGTGACGCGAGCGTTAACGATGGTGAATCTGGTTTGTTATTAACAATGCCATTCACTGCAACTTTGTACTCTGTGGCAATTGGTTCTACAAACTTTGAAGAAACAACTGTTCAGATTCAAGACTCTGCTCTTTAATAAATAACTTTCTCCCGAAGTTAGACTGATTGACCCTCGAAAGAGGGTCTTTCTTTTTGTAGTAAATCACTTGACTTTGTTTAAGTTACTGTGCTAAGATGACCCTGTTGCATTCGCAATTTTACTAACCAAAATTGAAGGACACCTTACATGGCAATCTCATTAAAATCGCTCAATGTTGAAGCGGCTTGTGACACCCCTTACGACTTAGATATTGTTGATGAACAAACGGGTAAATCAACAGGTATCACATTAAAAGTTATTGGCGCACATAGCCAAGTCATTACTAAACTTGTTGCAAAAGCAGTTAATGCTAAACGTCAAGCTGAATCACAATTAGCTAAAAAAGGCAAAGACGTACCTGTGACTAAAGTTGAAGATGATTTAGAATTTGGTATTGAATTAGCGGCTAAACGTATTGTTGGCTGGTCTGGTATTGAAGAATCATTTACACCAGAACTCGCTTTTGAATTGTGCAAAACAAACCCTGTTATCCGTGACCAAGTTGTTGCGGCTTCAGAAGATATGTCGCACTACACAAAATAGTTTTCTTATATTAAGAAAAACACTAAACCCTATTGAGGAAGTTCTTCAATAGGGTTTTCTTTTGTGAACTAAAATTGACAAATCCGATAATCTGTGAAATAATAATGAGACATATCCCATACCTAACCATATGAATATTTTACCTATTTGTGAAACTCCCTATGAATTTGAAGTCGTCTCTGAAGTTAATGGTCAGGGGATGGGTATTTTCATAAGTGTTATATCTCAATATGCACAGAAGGTGAATTCAAATCTAAAAGGCACACTACTCGTAAGACAACGTGTGGCTGAAATAAGAGAGTTAACAACTTCAGCAACTGCCTTTCACAGTGTAGAAGAGGAAAGGGATTTTGAAATCCAATCTGCTGTTCATAGAGTGGTTGGATGGCGTGAAGTTGAAGAAGACTTCACATATGATAACCTTCTTGACGTATGTTCTACTAATCAATCTATACGAAAACAAATCATTCGTGCTTCCAATACCATTGGATTATTCTTAGATTCATTAGTTGAACAATTAGTTAATTTTACGAAGAATGAATTAAGGCTATCTGAGAAACAAAAAGATGGCGCAACGTATAGGGAACATCTTAAGGCTGTCGAGGAAATGACGGGGATTACCCCACAAGAACTAACTACTGTGGAGGTTAGCCACATTATCATGTACTTGTGGGAGTGGTTCTTAGATTTAAATAGCACACGTCAAAGCGGTATGGGCATGAATGCTATCTCTTACAGTGAAATATGTGCATGGTGTGAGTTAACAGGTAACCGACCATCGCCTTATGAAATACGAGTAATTAAATTACTTGACCGAGTTTATTTAGAGCATTACAACAGCAAACAAGATAAAGAATCATCCGATAAATAGAGGAATAAATCATGGCAACAGCACCCGCAAACGATGGAACAGTTAGTTTTTCGATTGAAACAAAAGTTGGTTCTACTACAGGTATTGACGAAACTGTTGCAAAAGTATCTAGTTTAAATAGATTGATTAACTCTATTAATAACGTAAAAATGACTGTTGAAGTTGGTCAAGCGACAATGGATTCATTTAAGCGGATTGAAGAAAGCATTCAAAGTATGTCAAATAGCTTTAAAGACCTAGGTAAGGGTTATGGTACAGCTATGGCTGAAGGAGCTAAGATGGCTCGTATCGAAATGGATGTTCAAGGTAAATTACAAGTTGAACAAGCAAAACAAAAAACACAAGAATTAATTGGTATTAATAAAGCAGCATCAAATTCAATTGTGGCTAATGCAATTGAGACGGCTGATAAAATTAATGAAGCAAACAAAAAAATTAAAGCACCTACATTTGATTTAGATGCAAATAAAGCGATTATTGATTTAAAGAATTCTTTTGCTTTGCAAAAACAAGCATTGGATTCTGGTAATAAAGAATTATATGCGGCACAAAGTGAAGCAGTTGAGAAGCTATTAGCTTTGATTCCAGAATCAAATAAGAAATCAATCTTACTATATCGTCAGACGGCTGCTTTAAAGTTAGTTGAATCTAAACGTGCAATGCAATTAGAGATTGAAGCTGAGGCTGAAAAGAATAAAAAGATTGTTGCCGCTGCTGATGAAGGTAAAAAGATAATTGCGGCTAAAGATGCTGAAGCGGCAAAGCAAAAACAAGCAAGCATTAAGAAACAAAATGATGATGAAGCAAAACAATATGAGTTATTTCTTAAATGGATTGAAGACCTTGGTGCAAGACGATTAGCTAATGAAGTAAAACTTGGAGAACAACGTATTGCTGAAGCAAAACGTGTAGAAGATGAAATAAAAAAGATTGCTGAAGCATCATTAGAAAGTCAAAAGAAAGCACAATCTCAAGCAGGGATGATGCTTGGAAATATTCAAAATACCGCACCAAAACCCACAGCATTCAGTGGAATGCCTTCAGGTCTACAACAACAAACACAACAAATACAAGCACAACAAAAAGCATCAGATACAACTGGAATGTTACTCGGTAACATTAAAGCATACACACCTGTGCCATCAGCAAATCAAGCATTACCATCAGGTCTTAGTGCTATGTCTGATTCACAGAAGCGTTCTCTCGCTGAAGCCAATAAAGCAATTGAAGATAATAATAAAAAATGGCTTGAAAGTGTTAAACAAGTATCCGCACAAATGGAAAAAGATGAACTTTATTTACGTCAAGTAAGAAGAACATCTATTGAGATGGAACGCAATGACCGTCTTAAAGCAATAAAAGAAACAACCGATGCACAAACTCGTGAAGATAGAATTATAGCTAGACAAGCTGCTATGAACTCTACATGGATGGGTCGTCAAGGCACTACTAGCCAAGCAACACCTAATCCGCAAGCAACAACTAGCGCATTGGGTGCAGTAACGGATTCATTGAATTCTGTGCATCGTGCATTAATGGCTGTTGGTGTGGTTCTATCTGGTCGTCAGATATTAGATTACGCTGACCATTGGCTACACTTTGTGAATGCTGTGGGTATTGCCACAGAGAAAACAGGTGGTGCTGTTCAGATGCAAGAGAAGTTATTCAAACTTGCTCAAGATAACCGTGCGCCATTAGAGGCTATCACCTCTATTTATTTAAGAATGTCTCGTGCTGCTGAAACCTTGAATATGACACAAGGTGAAACAGTTAAGATGATTGATGTGGTCACAAAATCACTTGCGATTATGGGAACATCTCCAAATCAAGTTCGTGGTGGTCTACTTCAATTAGAGCAAGCCCTTGGTGGTGTGACTGTTCGTGGGCAAGAATTTAAATCTATTTTGGATAGTATGCCTAATGTGATGAAAGTGGTTGCTGAAAATTATATGGGTGCTGAAAAAGCAATCAAATTAGAAGAAGCGGCATTAAAAGGATTGTCACTGGCACAAATATCTGAAATTGAATCAACAAAAGTTAGAGCAATGAGTATTGCTGAACTTCGTAATAGAATGTATGAGGGAAAAGTTTCATCTGAAGCATTTGCTCGTGCAATCATTATGGGTCAAGAAGAAATTGATGCGACATTTGAAAAAACACATAAAACATTTTCACAAGCATTTACTACCATTGAAAATGGTTTTACAAAATGGGTTGGTCAATTAAATCAAGGAACAGAGGCTTCCGATAAGTTTTATCGAATGTCACAAAAAATAGCTGATAATTTTAATGTTATTGTTGGTATAGTTGGTGCGGCTGCAACTGCAATAGCCACATATGGGTTATCTATTGCTACGATAGCAATTGCTGTTAATCCAGTTACAGCATTAATAGCACTTGTGGCAGGATTAACTGCTGGTTTTGTGTTACTTAAAGATGAGATAAAAGTAAGTAATGATGGATTAGCCACATGGGGTGATGTATTTGATGTTGTTATTGAAGGTTTGACTGGAAAAATAGATGAAGCAAAGAAGCTATTTTTAGATTTTAAAAACTGGCTGGATAAATTATTACCTGATATGGGTGATAAAGATATGCGTGGTAATACTATTGAGAAAGGCAGTAGTGGTGCATCAAAATCTATGTTGCAAACAGCAATAGACGAAGCGCAAAGAAGAAAGCAAAATGAATCTATATATGCAAATGCATTTAATGGTGCTGTAGATAAAAGCATTGGATTATCCAATACTGATTTGGCTGGTTTTGGTTCTTTTGGTTTAAATGCTACATCTAAATTACAATCAAATATTGAATCTATTATTCCTTCACAAAACAAAGGCTTTGATTTTAAATCATTTGAACAACAAAATGCAACTGAAAAAAAACAACGTGAGTTAGAAAATCAACAAATTGAAAGACGTATTGCATTAGAAGGTTCATTATCTGAAGTAATCAGTAAGGCTGATGCAAATAATGCTAAACAACTTCAATTATCTAAAGAATTATCTATTTATGAATCTGAACGAGTTTCATTATTAAAAGAAGGTTTAACTAAATGGAATGAAGGTCATCCTAAAGATAAGATTGAAGATTGGATTGATTATGAAGCACAATTAAAAAATCTAAATACTGAACAATTAGCGCAATTAGACGCTAAAGCCAAAAAGTATGCGGCTGATAAGATAGCCGCTACTGATGCTAGAACATTGGAAAATGCAAGTAAAGAAGCATTGAAAAATGCACCTATTAAATTAGAGCAATTTGATGTTCAAATTAAAGATTTGCAAAGTAAATTATCATCACAACTACAAACATCGGCAATTAAAAATCCAATCAAAGTTGCTTTTGAAATGGATGAAACTAAATTTGAAAAACCTGCGGCACAATTTAAATCATTAATTGAAAAAGCGGCTAAATCATCAGGTGTGCCCGCTAATTTAATTGCTTCTGTGATTCAAACTGAATCTCATTGGAAATCAAATGCTGTTTCAGAAACAGGTGTAAAAGGTTTAGCACAATTCACAAAACCAACTGGTTCTTATTATGGTATTACTGATAGAACAAATGACGAACAAAATATTAATGCGGCTGGTAAATACCTTGCCGATTTAATAAAACGCTTTGGTGGTAATTTAGAAAAAGCAGTCACTGCGTATAACGGTGGTGGTGATAAACAATACGCTTCAAAAGTATTGGGTTTGTATGGTAAGCAATCAACATCTGAATCACCAGAGATGATTGCGACACAAACTCAATTGAATGAAGTATTAAAAGCAAAACAGAAATTACAAGACGCTTATGCATCACAGAATGGCACACTTGTGCTTCAAGCTGAAAAAGAACTTGACCTTGAAATTAGAAAAGTCAATGAGTTAGATAAAGAATATAAACGCGCTGAAGAACTATCTAAAATTCAACAAGCTGATTTAATGAAACGTGAAGAACAAGCAATTAAAATTGCTAAAATTGGTTCTAAGTTTGATTATGTGCCTGAAGCATCCTCTCAGTTATTGGCAAAAGAAAAAGAGTTAAAATCACTTATTGCAAATAAAGGCGCAATGGCTCAGCCTGAATTGTCTAAACGTAGTGAGGAAGCATCACAACGATTGATTGATAACGCTAAGAAACAAGCTGACGCTGAAAAAGATATTTTAAATATCACAAATGAAAAAATTACAGATTACGATGACCATGTGTCAAGACGCACTAAAGCCGAATTAGCCTTTTTAGAATTGCAACGTAAAGGTAACGAATTAGCTAAAGAAGCAAACAATATCAATAAAGCTCGTGACCAATTAACATCTGGTGCATATACAGCATTATCTGATTTACAGTCTAAGAACCGTGAAGGATTGATGACACAAAAACAATCTACATTAACAGGTAGATTAAATGCTGTGTCAGAAGTAGAACAACTGTATATTAAAAAAATTGGCTTTGAATTATCAGGTGACGATGCAGAACAAGCAAAACGTGAGCTTGAAACTTATATTGGTGATTTAACATTAAAAGCTAAATTAGAGTTTGACTCTGAAAAAACACAAGAACTTGTTTCAGGTTTAACTACTGCCGCTAATTCATTACGAGATTCATTTGGTCAAGTAGGGCAAAACGCGGCAGGTGTATTGACATCAGTTGGTGAGTTGTTATCAGTTAATCAAAAAAATACAGAATCAGTTGCTAATTTATCAAAAAATTACGGTGATTCATTAACATCATTGAAAGATAGCACTGCCCCAATTGAAGAAGTAAACAGTAAGATAACCACTATGACCACTGATTACTATGATAAGAAAACAAAATTAGATGAGGATTCAACTCAAAATCAAATTGGCGGATTGGCTAAAGTTGCAGGTACAACATCTAAAATGTTCTCAGCAAACTCAAGTGCGCGTAGAGCAATGCATACTATTGAGATGGGATTATCTGCTATTGAAATGGCAATGTCTCTCAAGAAGATTGGCACAAACGTAATTGAAGCAATCACTAACCAAGGTAAAGGTGAACCATATTCAGCATTTGCCAGAATTGCAATGATGACTGCACTTATGGCGGCAATAGCAGGTGGTATCGCGGGTGTTGCTGGCACAGCTAGTGGTGTTCAAACTCCGCAAGGCGAGTATGTTGGCATGAAGGCAACCTCTGAAACAGGTACTGTGCTTGGTAGTTCTGATAAAAATTCTGAATCAATTAAGAATGTTGAAAAAGCATTAAACGATATTCATTCTAAAGAATACCCACAATTGCGTGGTATTAATGAAGGAATGAAACGCTTAACAGATAGTATAACTTCGTTTATCACAGTGTTTGCTAAATTAACTGGCTCATTTACTGATATGTCATTTGGTTTAAAAATGCCTGCTCAACCATCTAATAGCGCATCAAACATACCGTTTATTGGTGGGTTATTTACTAAGACTACAATTACACAATTGGGTCAAGGTATGATTATTAAGAGTTGGAATGCTTTGCAAGATAGCATGATTGAAGCGTCAAAAGTAATGTCGTTTACACGTTATGAAGTTAAAAAAGAATCCATGTTTGGTTCTTCTACAAAAGTAGTTGAAATATATGGTAAAGTGACAGATGAATTAACTAATGCCCTTAATGGTATTTTTACTAATACAAAAGATGTGTTATTGAAATCTTTTAAAACATTAGATATTATGCCCTTGCTTGAGCAGTCAATTATTAATTTTAAATTACCTACTCAAAAATGGGATTGGTTTAAATCTACTGATAAACAAGCATATTTTAATAATATGATTAATGCTTCAGTAGATAGAATTGCTGAAGTGTCTAAAGCGGTTCTTGGGGAATTCCAAAAACTTGGCGAAGGTATGTATGAAACTGTTGTAAGATTAACAATAGACAGTGTTGCTGTGTCACAGAAATTTAAAGAAATTGGTTATAATTTTAAATCAACTGGATTAGGATTGATTTCAATATCTGAAACATTGGTAAACTTAAATGAGTCTTCTGCTGGCGCAAAAGACGGTTTGAAAAACCTTATCTCATCTCTAGATGATTTTTATAAAATAATGTTTTCAAAAGGCGACCAATTCTCAAAGAATGTGGAATCGTTAAAATCTCAAATTGTAAATATTAATCTTAAAAACCAAGAATCGTTTGCTGGTAGTAATGCCACATCAATGATGACTTCTGCAATTAAAGATGCAATGGTGACGGCTGTTTCAGACCCATTTGCTGATTTAAGAGATGCGCTTGTAGGTGTTGACACTACTGCATTGGCAAAACAAGCAAATAAAATTGTTGATACTGATGCTAAAGGTAAAACAATTTATCGTCAAATGACCCCTGAAGAATTAGCATCTCGTGCGCAAACATTATGGTCACCTGATGAATTAAAAAAACGAAGCACTTATTCTATTACCGCCAACGATTTAAAATCAATGACTGAGAGTAAGTTAGAAGGTACACAACTTTCAGCGACAATTCTTACTAACGCATTGAAAGAAAAAGATAATGGCATTTACACTAATCTTGAAAATCAATTATATTTAGCAAATAAATCGTTAACTGCTGTTGAAAATGCAAATACATTAGTAAAAGATGCACTGACTAATCCATCTAAATACATGAATGTGGCAAACCCAACATCGGTTCAAACAGCGGCTGTTACTACTGCAATTGAAAAAGCAATGCTTGGAGTGACACCTGAATTAGCATTGGCTTTTGCTAAATTACCAACACCCAATAGAATTGAATTACCAACTGATGTAAATAAATTAACATCAAAAATGCTTGTTGATACCTTTGAAACCCAAGCTAAATTTGTTGATTCTATTGGTGTTATTGTAGGTGGATTAAAAGGTCAAGTTAAATCTGATTTAATTACTAATATGGATATTAGTGCATTAAATACAGCAAGTACAACAAGATTTAAACAATATAGTACAACGGCATACGGTGGTCAGACGGGACTGGCATCAATGACTTCAGCTCAATTAGCAGAAATAAACCCTACATTACTAAAAGGGTTATTTAACATTGGTGGTGGAATGGGTACATTGACTAATTCTAAAAAAGCGGCTGATGCAGATTTCTATACTAAGTTATATGGTATTGTTACCACAAACGATGTTCAAGCTAAGAAGATTGCAAAATTATCTGAAGATTTAGCTAAAAATGTTCCAGAATATGTTTCCAATACATTTAAAACGGTTGACGCTGGAACACAAAAAACAATCAGTGATAATCTTATCTCAATATTAAGTATCACTGATGTTAAAGAAAGAACATCTAAATTTGCTGAAGCAGTTGGTTATTATACCGATAAACTTTCTGCTGAAGGTCAAACATTAACAGACATAAAAGACACTAGAACTGCGTATAATGCTGTTCAAGAATATTATGCATCCACAATCAAATCAATTGCGGAATCAGCATTATCAAAAATGACTAGTGCTGAAGAAACAAAAAAACGTGCAAATGAAACATCATTATTATTATTAAATTCAACACAAGATATCACTGAAACATTAAATACTATTAGTCCCGATTTAACTAAATCTGTGGAATCATGGATATCTGGTTTAGATGCTACAACTAAAGCCAATTATGGTATCACTGATGCATATTCTGAAACAGTTAATGGTGTTACCACCATGCATGATGCTGTTAAAATTACAACGAAAGCATTAAAAGCATATGATAACCAAATCACATTAAGTTCAAGTGCTGTGGAATCATTTAGAAAATCAGTATCTGATTGGGTATTAGGTAAAATGACAACAACTGTAGGTTCACCTGAATCACAGTTTAATGCATCAAAAGTTGCATTTGAATCAATGCTTTCAATTCTTAATAATCCTAATGCAAATAGCGCAACTGATGTGGCTAATGCACAATCTAAAATCACAGGGTATGCTGATACCTTTATCACAAACATTCAAA